TTTTGTAGTTGGATACAAAGGTACATCACCATATGACGCTGGATTATTCTATTGTCCATATGTACCTCTACAAATGGTTAGAGCAGTTGGTCAAGACACTTTCCAACCGAAAATCGGATTTAAAACGAGATACGGTTTAGTGGCTAACCCATTTGCTGAAGCTACAGGGTCTGTATCAACAGACGGTTCTGCTAATGCTAACCAATATTACAGACGTGTACAGGTTGCCAATTTGATGTAAGCAACTTGTTACTTTTGTAACATATTAAAAGAGGCGGCTTTCGGGTCGCCTTTTTTTTGCCTTTCTTATACCTTATAAATACTACTATGAAGAAAATACTAAAACAATACCTCTACATATTTCTAACAGTTCTTTTACTATTGAGTGTAACTCTTATTTTAAGTAATAATGAACCTAATCCACTAGTAGAATTAGAAGAAAAGATTAAAAAAGTAGAACAAAAAGAAATTGTTTTAACCCCAAACGAAAAAAAGTTAGAGAAAGAAGCTAACGAAAAAGATTGGAATGAAGTAGATAAGAACACTACTAAATAGTAATATGACAATTACAAACTCTTTTACTAGACAACCTACGAAATTAGATTATGCTAGTCCTACTCAGTTTAAATTTAGTATATCAAAACTGCCTAAAGTAGAATACTTTTGTACAGCAGTTAATATACCTGGTGTCAACTTAGGTGAAACTACACAGGCAACTCCACTAAAAAGGATACCTATACCTGGTGACACACTAGTTTACGAACCATTACAGATGACTTTTTTGGTTGATGAGAATTTAGAGAACTTCCAAGAGATACATGGATGGTTAGTTGGTTTAGGATTTCCTAGAGATCATAAAGAGTTTCAAAATTTACTTAGAGCTGGTAGTGATAGATTTCCAAATAGAAATACATCAAACGTTTCAAGTGAAGCTGGAAGGTCAAAGTATGCTGCAGCAGATGCTGGTCCAACACTATCTGACGCTACTTTAACTGTATTGTCAAGTAAAAATAATGCACAAGTTGAAATAAGATTTAGAGACTTATATCCGACAGGCGTAACTGGTTTACAATATAACCAACAAGCGGCTGATGTGGATTATCTAACAGCGACAGTATCATTTAGTTATTTAATATATGACTTTGCTAATGTAGGGTCATCAACAACAACAGTAACATCATCTTAAACTTAAAAATAAGTTTTTAGTGGGTTACTATATATTATGGAGTTATTATGGATTTAGAACAATTACAAGATTTGGCTGACAAGAAACTAAAGATTAACGATATAGAGTTAGATATAGAATCATTAAAGACACCTGCGTTACACAATGAGTTTATGAAACACTTAACAAAGTTTAAATTATTGTTAAGTAAAGCACAAGTAGAATATCATACACAAAGAAAACGAAAGTGGGAATACTACACTGGTAAGGCACCAGCAGAAGTATATACACTAAAACCCTTTAGCTTAAAATTATTAAAAACAGATGTTGACAAGTATCTGGACGCTGATCCTGAACTAGTAAAATATAAGCAAAAGGTAGAATACATAGAAACAGTTGTAGATTTTTTAGATAGAACCCTTAGACAAATATCAATGCGTGGTTTTCAAATAAAAAATGCTATTGACTGGAGGAAATTTACTAGTGGCGCTATTTAATTATCCCAAATATAGTCATTTAATATAAAAGATTGGGATATTATAAATAATAGTATGGCCTCTTTGATTTATCAAATAACAAATACAATCACAAACCAGAAGTATATTGGTTGGACTAAAAAAACAGCCAAAGATCGGTTTAAGGTACATTGTCAATGTGCCAAACGAGGTGATAAATCATATCTATACAATTCAATTAGAAAATATAACGAAGATAACTTTATAGTTGAAGAACTTGAAAGAGGGAATGATGATGTACATATGTTAAAGGAAAGAGAACCTTATTACATATCTCAATTATCAAAGAAAGAAAGACTAAACATTACAAACGGTGGTTATGGTGGCGTAACATCTACAAGTTTCAAAAAAGGCCAATTACCTTGGAATACAGGTAAAAAAGCACCAAAGATAGCTAAAGCAAGAAAAGAATATTGGATAGAATGGAGAAAAGAGCATCCTAATTATAAAGATAAATGGAAAGTAAATACTGTAGAAAAATTAGGTTTTACGGAACAAGAGAGAAAAGAAAGAAGTAAAAGAATATCAAAAATCAATCAAAAGAAAATAAAGTGTCCTCATTGTAGTGTTATAGGTAATTTAGCAAATATGAAAAGATGGCATTTTGATAAGTGTAATGACAGTAACTAGATATTTAATAATAGATAAAGTAAATGAAGTTTATCTTAAAATAGAAGCTGATGCTGATATTAGACGAGAGCTAGGTCAATTTTTTACTTTCGAAGTTCCTGGTTATAAGTTTATGCCTAATTTTCGAAACCGCCAATGGGACGGTAAGATACGTTTATTCACATATGCAACTGGTCAAATATATGCTGGATTGTATCCTTATATTATTAATTGGTGTAAAGATAATGATGTACACGTTGTTGATGGAACTAAAATAAAACACAACAAAGTAGATGACAAGAAGGTAGACGACTTAATCAAAGCGCTTAAACTACCACACGAAGTTAGAGATTATCAAAGAGAAGCTTTTAAATATTCTGTTGAAAAAGATAGATGTCTATTAGTATCTCCTACAGCCTCCGGTAAATCTCTCATAATCTACCTCATGGTGATCTTTAATTTATTACGACTGAAAGATACTAAACAAGACAAGATCCTGATTATAGTGCCCACTACATCGCTTGTAGAGCAGTTATTTAAGGACTTTATAGACTATGGTTATAATAGTGAAAGAAACGTACATAGAATATATCAAGGCCATGAAAAAGAAACTAATAAAAGAGTTATTATATCTACTTGGCAATCAGTTTACAATTTACCTAAGAAATGGTTTAATCAGTTTGGTATGATTATTGGTGATGAAGCTCACTTGTTTAAAGCAATGTCATTAACTAAACTTATGACTAAATTAGAAAAATGTAAATATAGAGTTGGTCTTACAGGTACCTTAGATGGTAGTAAAACTCACAAGTTAGTATTAGAAGGATTGTTTGGTGCTGTTAATAAAGTAGTATCTACAAGTGAATTAATAGAAACAGGTAAACTAGCTGATTTAAAAATTATGTGTTTAGTATTACAACACGATCAAACAGCTCGTCATTTTTTAAAAGAGAAATCTTACCAGGAAGAAATGGACTATTTGGTGTCAAATGAAAAAAGAAATAAGTATATAAGAAACTTGGCGACTTCACTAAATGGAAACACACTATGTTTATTTCAATATGTAGAAAAACACGGAAAGAACTTATATGAAACTATACGAGAACGAGCAACAGACAAACAAGTCTTCTATGTTCATGGAGGAGTTGACACAGAACAACGAGAAAAGATTAGAGAAATTACCGAGAAATCTGACAACGCTATTATCGTTGCAAGTTATGGGACTTTCTCTACAGGCATTAATATACGGAACTTGCATAACATTATTTTTGCTAGTCCTAGTAAATCTAGGATAAGAAACTTACAAAGTATTGGTAGAGGATTAAGATTAAAAGATGATAACAGTGCAGCCACTTTATATGATATAGCTGATGATATTTCATACAAAGGTAAAGCGAATTACACACTACATCACTTTAAGGAAAGAATAAATATATACAATAGCGAAGATTTCAATTACGAAATCCATAACGTGGAGTTAAACAATGGTACAAAAGATAACACCAAGTCCGATTAAAATTATCAAGTTAGTAAACGGTGATGATATAGTTTGTTCATTACCAGCTGAACAACTTGGTGAGAAGTCTCCTATGTTAAGGTTAAATAAACCTTTACAGGTAAAGTATATACCTCAATTTACTACTCAAGGTTTAAAAGACTATGTAGCTCTAATCAAATGGAGCCCATATACAAGAGACCCTATTTTAACTATTCCAAAAGATAAGATATTAACTATTGTAAATGCTAATCCAGATATGAGTAAGAGTTACAATCATGTAATTGTTACTTATGATAAGTCTGAACCTTTAGCTAAGAAAGAGAAGCCGGCGGCATTCTCCCGAGAAAGATTAAGTGATGAAGATAACGATAGAGTTAATGAAATATTTGATGAACTTGATGATAATGATTTTCTTCCTAAGAAGACTGTACACTAATAGACTCTATTCTCTGTCATCGCTCAACACGCTCAGTATATCAAAAAAGTCTGAGAAAGTCAACCCTGGAATGAGGTTAAATATAATTAATTCTAATAGCTTAAAACATTGACAATTATGATGAAAGGTGATATATTAAGAACATGAGTAAAGCAAAAAAAGAACATTACGTTAATAACAAAGAATTTTTAGAGGCTATGACAGCCTACAAAAAAGAAGTACAGCAATCATTAAAAAAGAAAAAAGACAAACCACTAGTAACTGATTATATTGGTAGTTGTTTTTTGAAGATAGCGAATCACTTATCTTATAGACCTAACTTTATCAATTATACATTTAGAGACGATATGGTTAGTGATGGTATAGAAAACTGTTTACAATACCTAGATAATTTTGATCCTGCTAAATCAAGTAATCCTTTCGCATACTTTACACAAATAATATATTATGCTTTTATTAGAAGAATACAAAAAGAGAAAAAACAAACTACTATAAAACATAAACTTATTATGGACAGTAATTATGATGATGTGGCTCTACAGCCAGGTGATGATGCTGAGTTTAAAAATCAATTTAGAGACTTCTTACAAAAGAACTTAAAGATGGAAGATACACCTATCAAAAAAGTTGAAAAGAAAGTTAAGAAGACAAGAACTAGAAAATCTACATCTAAATTATTTAACTAATATATGAAAATTGCGTTATTGAATGATACGCACTTCGGTGCAAGAAATGATAGTCCTGCGTTTTTGGATTACTTTATGCGTTTTTACAATGAGATATTTTTTCCATATCTTAAAGAAAATGATATAAAGACACTAGTCCATTTAGGAGATGTTGTTGATAGAAGAAAGTTTATAAACTTTAAAACAGCTCATACATTTAGAGAAGACTTTATGCATAGATTGTATAAAGAAGGTATTGATACTCATATCATACTAGGTAACCACGACACTTATTATAAAAACACAAACGAAGTAAATGCTATTAGAGAACTGTGTACAACCTTTGATGGAATAAAAGAACCTTGGATATACGAAAAGGCAACTACTGTAAATTTTGGAGGTACAGATATATGTCTTATACCTTGGATTTGTGATGATAACTATGACCATTCAATAAAAGAAATAGAAAATACAAATGCTGAACTTGCGTTAGGCCATTTAGAGATTAAAGGTTTTGAAATGAACGCTGGCCATATGAACCAACAAGGTTTAGAAAAGGCTATGTTTCATAGATTCGAAAAAGTTATCTCTGGTCATTTTCATAAAAAATCTGATGATGGTCAAGTATATTATCTTGGCTCTCAATATGAAATTACTTGGTCAGACTATAAGTGTCCAAAAGGTTTTCATATACTAGATACAGAAACAAGAGAGATAACTAGAATACCTAATCCAATTAGAATACATAAGAAACTAATATACAATGATAAAGAAAACGATTATCATAATATGGACTTATCACATTTTACAGATTGTTTCATTAAAGTTTTTGTAACCAATAAAACAAACGAAGAAATGTTTAACAACTTAATTGATAGACTACATAATACAGTAGATACACATGAAGTTAATATTATAGAAGATTTAAACACAGACATAACAGCATCTGTAAAAGATAACGTATTAGAACAAGGTGAAGATACACTTACATTTTTAGGTAACTATGTAGAACAAATAGATAGTGATTTAGATAAAAACAAACTTAAAGGTGTTATGAAAGATTTATATACTGAAGCAAGTGAAAGATGATATTATTTAAAAAGATTAGATGGAAGAATTTTCTTTCAACTGGAAACAGCTTTGTTGAGATAGAACTAAACAAGTCACAAATGACTTTGATGATTGGTGCTAATGGCTCTGGTAAATCAACAATGCTAGACGCATTAACCTTTGCGCTATTCAATAGACCTTTTAGACTAATTAAAAAAGAACAAATAGTAAACACAATAAACAATGGTGACACCAGAGTAGAGTTAGAGTTTCAAGTAGGTACAAAAAACTTTAAAATAATAAGAGCTATTAAACCAACAATATTTGAAATCTATTGTGATGGTGTATTACAAAACCAAGATGCCTCTAGTGTTGACTATCAAAAAATTTTAGAAGATCAAATATTAAGATTAAATTATAGAGCATTCAAACAGATTGCTGTACTAGGTTCTTCTTCTTATCAACCATTTATGCAGATGAGACCAAGACATAGACGAGAGGTTGTAGAAGAAATATTAGACATAAGAGTATTAACACACATGGATATTCTTACTAGAAATCAACAAACAGAATTAGGTAAACAAATAATTGAAGCTAGACATCAATGTGATTTAATTGAATCTAAACATGAATTACAAACAAAACACTTTAATGAGTTAAAGAATAGAAGTACAGGTGACATTGATATTAAGAAACAAAAACTACAAGAAAACAAAGACGCCACTGAATCATATTTAAGAAAGACTGAACGATTAGAAGATGAATATAAACAATTAGAAATTAGCGTATCAGATAGACCACAATATGAAACAAAATTAAAACAGTTAGAGAAACTTGAAACAAAGATAGAACAAAATTTAGAAACACATACAAAGAATTTACAGTTTTTTGAACAAAATGATAACTGTCCAACTTGTACTCAAAAGATAGAAGAAACATTTAGAGAAGAAAAAATAACAAAAGAGAAGACTAAAGTAACTACTTTAAATCAAGGTATGAAAGATTTAGTAGCTGAACTAGCTAAAGTAGAAGGTAAGATTACAGAGTTTAACGGCATATCAGAAAAACTATATGAAAACAAAATATCAATATCTAAAGTAGAATCTTCTTTAAAAGAACTTAAAAGATTTTGCGATTCATTACATAATGAAATATTACTATTAGAAGGTAAAGACGAAGACGATAAAGACATAGGAAACAGTTTAGTAGCTTTACAACAACAATTAGAACAAACAAAAATTGAATTAAACAAAATTACTGAAGAGAAGAAATACCTTGATGTTGCTAGAGAGATATTATCTGATAGAGGTGCTAAAGCTAAAATCATTAAGAAGTATCTACCAATTATGAATAGTTTAATTAATCAACATCTACAATCTATGGACTTCTTTGTATCATTTCATTTAGACGAAGAATTTAAAGAAGAAGTAAAAAGCAGACATAGAGATACCTTTGACTATAATAGCTTTAGTGAGGGTGAGAAGATGAGAATAGATTTGGCATTAGTATTTACTTGGCGTGCTATTGCGAAGATGAAAAACAGTGCCAATACAAACTTAATGGTACTTGATGAAATATTTGATAGCTCGTTAGATGGACAAGGTACAGATGACTTCTTTAAGATTGTAAATAAGATGGGCAAAGAGAATATCTTTATTATATCACACAAGGGCGATATACTATTTGATAAATTCACT